CTGTTGGCAACGCGAGCGAAGACGTTTGCGGCAAACAGGTTGACAGCTGCAAAGCACGTTTTGGCGACAACAACAGGTTGCCCCACGGCGGCTTCCCAGGCATCGGCACATTCTTTGCATGACCTGGCGCGATACCGCACTGGCTTACGCGCAGCAGCATGACCCCAAGGAAATCTGCGGGGTTTTGGTCATTGTCAAAGGACGCGAGAAGTTTTGGCCGTGCGCCAATCTCGCAACACATCCCGAGCAGATGTTCGTTTTGTCGCCGGAGGATTACGCCGACGCAGAAGACGCTGGTGAAATCACAGCCATCGTCCACAGCCATCCGATCACACCAGCAGCCGCAAGTGAAGCCGACAAGGTTGCCGCCGAAAAACTTGGCTTGCCCTGGTACATCGTCAACCCCAAAACCCAAGCCTGGGGCGAGTACATCCCATGCGGTTACAAGGCACCGTTAATTGGTCGCCAATGGGTGTGGGCAGTGCAGGATTGCTGGACGTTGGCGCGTGACTGGTACGCCGAAAACGGGATTCAACTGCGGGATTGGGACCGCCCTGCAAATCCTGAGCAGTTTTTAGCCGCACCAATGTTTGAAGGTTGCTGGGCAGCGACCGGCTTCCGCTCTTTATCGGAAGATGAGTCTTTGGAACGTGGCGACCTGCTGCTGATGTCGATTGGATCGCCTGGGTTGAATCACTGTGCGGTGTATCTGGGCGATGGGATGATTTTGCACCACCTACAAAGTCGCCTGTCTAGCCGTGACTTATATGGCGGGCAGTATCTAAAATGCACGGGAAGGAGGTTGCGCCATGCTCCGTAAGATCAAGCTCTACGGACCGTTGGCGGAGTTTATCGGCAGGCGCGTTCTGCAGGCAGATATTGCAACGGCTGCTGAAGCGGTGCGTTTTCTGGTCGCCAATTTCCCTGGCGTGGAACAGCACATGGCGGACCAGCACTACCGCGTGAGCACGGGCAATTTTGACTTGTCGTTAGATGAGCTGCATTACCCGGCAGGTCAGGAAGAGGTCAGGATTATGCCGGTTGTTGTTGGTGCGGGTGGTGCGACGGGGCAGATCCTTGCTGGCGTTGCAATTATTGCGCTTAGTTTTGGTATTGGAGCGATCGCGTCAGCTGGCGTCACTTTGGGCGGTCTAGCTGGTATTGGTACTGTCGGCACTGCCTTTGTGGGACTTGGTGCGTCCCTTGTCTTAGGCGGCATCGCGCAGCTGCTTAGCCCCGTTCCAAAAGTTGCTCAAGGAATAGACACCCAAAGCGACCCACGCAAGTCATACAGCTTCAGCGGCATCCAGCAAACCAGCCGCCAAGGCGTACCTGTCCCAGTCGTCTACGGTAAAACTCTGACTGGCAGCGTTGTCATCTCTGCCGGTGTTGACACGGTGCAGGTGAAAGCATGACCGCAATTACTGGCGCAGGTGGTGGCGGCGGCGGCAAAGGCGGCGGCGGTGGCGGTAGCTCGCGCACACCTTCAACAACACCCGACAGCCTTGACTCAAGGCAATATGCCAACGTTGTTGACCTGATTTCCGAAGGCGAAATCGAGGGATTAGCTGATGGCTTGAAGTCCATCTACCTCAATAACACGCCGCTGCAAAACGCAAACGGCACCTACAACTTTGAAGACGTTGAGATTTATACCCGCACTGGGACGCAGAACCAAGAGCACATCCCATTTACGCCCGGCGTTGAAGACGAAAAACCTGTCGGCGTAACTGTCGTTCAAGCGGTCCCTATCACTCGAAGCATCACTGACGTTGATGTCGATGCTGTCCGCGTCACAATCTCAATTCCTTCCCTGCAACGAATTGACTCTGGAACTGGGGACACGCTTGGCACCAGCGTTGCACTGGAGATTGCAATTCAATATGCGTCTGGCGGTTTCACGACCGTTGTTTCAGACACGATCACCGGGCGAACTGCAGACGAGTACCGCAAGGACTATCTGATTGAACTGGAACGTCCAAACCCCAGCGACACAGTTGATGTTCGCGTTACCCGAATTACAGGCGATAGCACAGATTCGCTTCTGACTAATGCGTTTTCGTGGTCCAGCTACACCGAAATCATTTGGGCAAAACTGGCTTACCCCAACAGCGCCCTAGTTGGTCTGCGGATTGACGCCGAACAGTTCAGCAGCATCCCCTCGCGCAGTTACCTCGTCAAAGGCGTCAAGGTTCAAATCCCATCTGGCGTCACCGTTGATTCCGATACTGGGCGGATTATTTACCCCACCAACTTTGTTTGGGATGGAACGTTCCAGGCTGCTGCTTGGACATCGTGTCCGGCGTGGATTTTGTACGACCTGCTGACCAGCTCCCGTTTTGGATTAGGCGATCACATCAATACAGCGCAACTTGATCGGTGGGCGTTTTTTGCCGCGAGCAAGTACGCGAATGGACTGGTCGATGACGGCTTTGGTGGTACGGAGGCTCGATTCTCCTGCAACACCACAATCCAAACTGCTGAGGAAGCGTACAAGCTGATTAACGATCTGCTGTCCGTAATGCGCTGCCAAGGCTTCTGGAGCAGCGGCAGCATGACCATTGCCCAGGATCGCCCAGAAGACCCAGCATTCCTGTTCACCAACGCCAACGTCACCCCCGAAGGGTTCAGCTATACGGGCGGCAGCCTCAAGACTCGCCCCAATGTTGCAGTCGTCAGCTACCTGGATCTGACCCTAAGGGACACCGCTTTTGAGGTGGTGGAAGACGTTGAGGCGATTGATAAATACGGTGTTGTCCGTACAGAAATCAGTGCTTTTGCTTGCACCAGCCGAGGACAAGCCAACCGCATCGGTCGCTGGCTTCTGTACGCCGAACGCTACGAAAAAGAAATCGTCAGTTTTGCATCGAGCTTGGAAGCGGGTCAGCAAGTCCGCCCCGGTCAAATCATCCTGATTGCCGATCCAGTCAAGGCTGGCTCCCGTCGTGCAGGTCGCATCAACGCAGCAACTGCCACCACCGTGACGGTTGACGACACGGCAAACACAGACCTCAGCTTTGCTGGCGGTTCAATTTTGAGTGTGCTTCTGCCTGATGGCACGGTGGAGCAACGCGAAGTTTCCACTGTTGTTGACGGTGTAATCACGGTGCAATCGGCGTACAGCGCAGCACCTGCCGCCAACAGCATTTGGATGCTGGAAAGCCCAACGCTCCAGGCGTCAACGTGGCGCGTGCTGAGTGTTTCCGAGCAAGACGGCATCAACTACGCCATTACTGCTCTGGCGCATAACGAGGGCAAGTACGCCTACATCGAAAACGGCGAGCAGCTCCAGGTGCGCGACATCAGCGACCTCAACGTCATCCCAGATCCCCCGACAGACCTGGAGGTTTTGACTGTCACCACGTTTGGCGGTCTGCAAACCAAAGAGTTGCAGTACGTCCTCAACGGTCGCATCGCAATCAAGGTCACCTTCCACTGGCGCGGACCACAGGGCATCAAGAAGTTCCGCGTCCGCTACCGGCATGAGGACGACAACTTCACCACGGTGCGAGTCCAGGGCACAACTTTTGACATTGAGGATGCCAAGGTCGGCAACTATCAAATCCAAGTCAGCAGCATCAGCGCCACTGAGATTTTGTATAGCGAGCCAGCACTGGCGAACTACACCGTCCAAGGTCTTGGTGCGCCACCGACTGACATCACTGGTTTGAGTGTGACGCCAATCAGCGACACTCAGGCAATTCTCACTTGGCAGCAAGTCCCGGACTTGGACGTGCAGCTTGGTGGTCGCATCATCGTGCGGCATGATCCACGCGCTTTGGCTTCTGCGGAATGGAACAGCAGCAACCGGATTGTTGACGGTGTTTCTGGCACGTCAACGCAAAAGCAGGTGCCACTGCTTGCTGGAACGTACTTCGTCAAGGCAGAGGACTATCTGGGCAACCGCTCTGAAAATGCGGTGGGCGTTGAGGTCACACTGCCCGAAGCTGATGCCCGCTTAAACGTCAAAACTTGGGAGGAACACAACCTAGGTACACCGTTCAACGGCACCAAGGTCAACTGTTCCTACAGCGTTTCCGAAACGGCGTTGCTGCTGGAACCTGACCTGTATGTATCGCTGAACTACGTTGACAACCTCTATTTCGAGGTGGATGGCGGAGCTGAATATACGTTCCAAGATACGTTTGACCTTGCGGCAACCTACGACACGATCTTGCGCCGCAGGATTCTGAGCCGTCCCAGTTCTGCTACGGGCACTCTGTTTGACTCTTACGCCGGAAATTTTGATGACGCCGAGGGTTTGTTTGACCAGACCACATCCGACTCGGTGAATGTCGTGACCTATGTACGGACAACGGATGATGACCCAGCTGGTACACCGACGTGGGGTCCGTGGACTGAATTTGTTGCTGCTGTGGTGCGTGGACGCGGAATCCAGATTAAGTCTGAGATGACGACCACCAGTGCCGCGATCAATGTTGCGGTGGATGAGCTTGGCGCAACGCTTGACCTGACTCGCCGCACGGAGACTGGTTCTGGTACGTCTGGTAGTGCAGTCACCTTTGCCAATGCGTTTTACCAGACGCCTGAAATCATCATCACGCCCGCTGACCTTGGAAACAATGGCTATGTGACGTTGAGCGGCTCAAGTGCGGAAGGCTTCACCGCTACATTGACAAGTGCGACGAGCAGTGGGTTCACTTACACTGCAACTGGATTCGGGCGTGCCTTGTAATGGCTCAAAGCGACCAGACAGTACAGAACGCGACGTTTCCGGCAGTTCGTGCGGACATCAACGATAATCTTGCCGCGCTTTATAGCCAGAGCAGTGGTGC